ATTCGGACGATACGCTAGTGCAATGTCACTATGGACTACAGTTTTGAGACGATACTCCAAACGAATTGCCGGGCGCAAAGTGATGACTATAGGGGTAGGACACGGGGCCACGTCATCCGTCGCCTTGCGATCAGGTGCACTGCATGTTGAGGGTATAGACCTGAGGACCTCATTTCCCATGATAACACAACGAGAGGGTACTTACGTCCCGCCTGAGATAATGCAATGTGGTATGCAGTCGCAATTCAGTTGGTCCGACTACGTTTTTGAGTTTGGTGGCGACATCACGGCATACCCGAATCTGGTATGTGAATCTCGCCCGGACATAATCATTCTCGATGTAGAGATTGAACTTGACGACCAACTTCCACTGTTATACTCCATCCCTCACGGCACACTGGTATTCTTTAGAGTTATCTGTTGCGAAGACAAAGCAAAGTGGATCATATCGGCTTGTAACCCCCTCAGAGTCACGAATAGTTCGACTGTCCGAAGCTCAAAGAAGCAATCCTGGATTTTTGTCTACGAGAGTCCTGGATACGACTGGGTGGGAAACTCGAACGAAATTTCGCTGGGTACCGTAGCGAAATTCCGACCAAAAATTGACCGGTCTCTGAAGTACACAACAGAGCGTGTCAATGACTTCATACGGCCGTCTGGCTATGAAATTAAAGAAGCATCCTTGGCCCATCTGTCTGATGTTCGGAAATCCCTCTACAGCGATTACTTGAACTCGAATTCTGAATGGATCCGCCTTCAACTCAAATTGACGTATGAATATGTCGATCGGATAATTCTCTGGACGCGCAAAGATCCAGCTCAGTTGACACGAAATGACGTGCTCTCGCTGTCTTCTCGGGAAGCAAGAGACGTTTCCCGACACTTGAGCTGCGTCTGGAATGACTCACAGACAATCGTAGACACCTTACTCATGCGCAGAGCATGATAAGACCGTCCGTACCCAATTTGACAGAGACATTTACTATCTTCACATTTACGCGGAATCCGTCATTTCAATTTAGAAAATATAAGAAAACTACGTAATTTGTATCTAAACCGGAAAATACACTACTACTTACATAGCAGAGTATTAGACTCGTTAAGGTAGGTTATATGAGGTTAGGAGGCAAGGCCACAGAATAGGCCATAACCTT